TGTCTCCAACGGTGACGGCCTGCTGAACGACTATCTGACCGATTACGACGCCACCGTGATCGATGGTGTTCTGCATCGCCATGGTGGTTCAGACCTCGCGATTATCTGCCACTGCACCGCTGCATACGAGTCCCAAGACTTTGAGAGCCAGACCACACGTTCAGGTTTTCGCGATTCCTCAGGCGTCAAATCAACCGACATCAATGGCCGTCAACAGGCGATCGGTGTTGACCCAGACAAGGACATCATCCGCGAAATTCACCGCAAACGCCGTGACCTTTGGCAGCGTTCTGCGCAAGACCTCAACTCATTAAGACAACAGGTCCGTGCTGGCATGAACCCACAGCTCCCGGACTACATTGCAACCGTCAAGCAGCAGCTCCAAGGCTTAAACGAGCTGCTTCCTGCCCTTCCATCAAATGAGTAACCTGACCATCAGGCAGCAACCTGTTGTTTCGCGCATTTCAATCCTTGTCGATGAAGCCAAAGATGTTGCTTCTGCAATCCTCGACAACACAATTGAAGATCAAGCGCCCCTGCCTCTTCACTCTTATGGGCATCTTTCCGCTCAGTTAAACGAAATCAACTCAATCTTGCGTCTTGCTACTGATGGCCAACACTAAAATTTCAATTCGGATCCCTGAAAAGCAACTTGACAGCTATCGAAAAGTCGCAGAGCAGCAAAACAAACCACTCTCCCAGGTTGTAGCTGATCAGCTTCAATCATCCGCCTGCAGGCCAACGCCTGCGCAATTATTTGAAGCCGCTGAACAAGTGCGCCGCAAATATCGTGGCTTTCTTTCACGTGATCAAGCTGTTCACATCACCTCAGTTGCTCTAAACTGCCTGCACGAAACCTCAAGGTCCTGTTAGCGTTAGGCAGGAACGACACTTGTTTTTGTGGCATCAATAAACGATCTGAAGTCTGATCATAAAAATGCACGCCGCCGCACAGATCGTTCGTCTGATCTAATCAAAGAGTCATTGCAGCGTTACGGCGCAGCGCGGTCCATTGTCATTGATGAGGACAATCGCATCCTCGCCGGTAACGGCACCATCGACGGGGCGAAAGCTGCGGGCATTCGCCGTGTTCGCATTGTTGAGTCAGAAGGTGACGAAGTTATCGCAGTGCGCCGCACCGGTCTTTCCGAAGAGCAAAAGGTTGGCCTAGCCCTTGCCGACAACCGCACCGCTGACCTCAGCGAGTGGGATCAGGAAATGCTGCATCGTCTGTCTGAAGAGCACGACCTAGAGCCTTGGTTCAATCAAGACGACCTTGATGAGCTGCTGAACGTCACCGACGTTGATCCCGTTGAAGGCAACACCGATCCTGACGACGTACCCGAGGCCCCAGAAGATCCCATCACCAAACCCGGCGACCTGTGGATCCTTGGCAACCATCGCCTGCTCTGTGGTGACTCCACCAACCCGCAGCACGTCGAACGCCTAATGGATGGGGAAAAGGCTGACATGGTCTTCACCGACCCTCCTTATGGAATGGACTTAGATACTGATTACACAAAAATGGGGACTTCAACAAAGTCCTATAAACCTGTTCACGATGATGACAAGCCTTTTGACGCTGGCGCAATGATGCGCCTTCTGCCTTCTCCTATTTGGTACATCTGGGGCGCAGATTACTTCTGCAACTCAATCCCAAACTGGTCTGAAGGTTCGACACTCGTTTGGGCTAAAGCACATTCAGAAGACGAAAACAAAGTTTTTGGATCGTCGTTTGAGCTGTGCTGGCGCTACCCCAAAGCCAAGAAGGAAGTTTGGTTTGTGCGTCGCATACACATGACAGACGAGCACCTTAAAGCGCACCCAACCCAAAAGCCTTGCGATCTTCCTATTAGGGCACTCGAAAAAGACAGTAAGCCAGGCCAGCTAATCGTTGACCTATTTGGTGGTTCAGGCACGACCCTCATTGCTTGCGAAAAGACTCGTCGTCACGCACGCCTGATGGAGCTAGATCCCGCCTACTGCGATGTCATCGTCAAGCGCTGGGAGGACTTCACCGGTAACACCGCCATCTGCGACCCTTCTGCGTCACACTTTGATCAAAGCCAGCCGGAGGACTGATGGGTAAAAAGTCCACCAAAATTGAGATGGACATGCGCATCAACCGCGTTGCTCGGCTTTTGGCAAACGGCGCTGTCCGCTCTGAGATCCTTCAGTACGCAGCGAAAGAGTGGGAGGCTTCAGACCGCACTGCTGACACCTATATCGCTCGTGCGCGGGAGCTTATCCGCGCTGACTGGGAAACTGATCGCCTAACTTTTACTGCAGAGATTCTTGCCCAGCTGGCAACGCTTCAAAAAGAGGCCAGAAAGCAAAACAACCTCGGCGCTGCTTTGGGCTGCATCAAGACCGCAGCGCAGATTGCCCAGGTGCTGCAGTGAACGGAATCCTTGGCCACATTGCCGAAGGCTCTGTGCTGCAGCGGATCGGTGATGCCAATACGGCGTTTGATGTTCAGCGCCTTCTTGATCGGATTAGGGACGACCTGCACCCAGGCCAGCGAGCCTTTGTTGATGATGATCAGACCGAAATCCTTGGCATCAGTGCTGGTTACGGCGCTGGCAAAACGCGAGCCCTAGCGGCAAAGGCTTGTTTCATGGCGGCGGCAAACCAAGGGTTCACGGGTTGCGTGATGGAGCCAACTGGCCCGTTGATTCGTGACATTTGGCAAGCGGACTTTGAGCAGTTTCTTGAGCACTACCAAATCCCCTATACGTTCCGCGCCTCGCCATTGCCTGAGTACGTTTTGCACTTTCCTGGCGGTGACAGCAAGCTGTTGTGCCGATCGTTTGAAAATTACTCAAGGATCATCGGCCTCAACCTTGCCTATATCTTGTGCGATGAAATTGATACCGTAAACCCGTCCATTTGCACGCGGGCATTCCCAAAGATCCTTGGCCGTTTAAGGGCTGGCAATGTTCGGCAGTTCAGCGCAGCATCAACGCCAGAAGGATTCCGTTGGATGTGGAACACCTTCGGCTCAGAAGAAGCGCAGGAACGCACAGACCGAAAGCTCATCAGGATGCGAACGCGGGACAACCCATACCTGCCGCAAGATTTCATTGAAAGGCTTCAAGCCAACTATGACCCGAGCCTGCTCAAGGCATATCTTGAGGGGCAGTTCTGCAACCTCACGACCGGCCAGGTTTACGACAGGTTCAGTCGCGATAAGCACGTCACAACCTCCATCCCCGATGTCAGCACCGAACCGTTGCGTGTGGGCGTTGACTTCAATATCGGCAACATGTCCGCAGTCATTGGCGTTCGCTTGGGCAGCAAACTTCTGTTGATTGATGAAATCAGCAAAGCGCATGACACTGATGCCATGGCGCAAGCAATCCAATCTCGTGCTCAAGGTCGCAAGGTCTACATCTACCCAGACGCATCCGGCGGCAACCGCAGCACAAACGCATCGCGCACTGATATTCAGATTCTTGAGTCGTATGGGTTCAGCAATCAATCGCCCAAGGCAAATCCTCCCATCCGTGATCGGGTGGCTTCTGTTCAGGCTTTGCTGGAGAACGGCAAAGGTGAAGTCCGGTTGCAAGTGGCGGCAAATTGCAAGCGAACGATCGAGTGTTTAGAGCTGCAGAGTTACACCGAAGCCGGTGACCCAGACAAGGATGCTGGCTATGACCACATGAACGATGCGCTTGGTTATTTGATTTACCGTGACTTCTCGATGCTTAACGCACGCGCTGGACGGGGCACAGGGATCAGGCTTTACTAAACTGCTGGCATTGGGCGGGATTAGGTCGTGTATTCAGGTTTTTCAGGTAGGCAGCGTGTTGGCAATGTCACCAGTGTTGAAAGCCCAAACACGGCTTACATCAACATGGAGCCGCACTGGCTTCTGATTGAGGCTTTGCTGCAGGGCACTTACGGCATCAGAAAAGGGCACAGAAAATACCTGCCGCAAGAACCGAGAGAACTAGATGAGGCTTATGACAACAGGCTGATGCGTTCAACGCTTGCGCCGTATTACGTCAGGCTGGAACGCATGTTGGCGGGCATGTTGACCCGCAAGCCTGTGCGCTTAGAAGATGTCAGCGACGCTGTAACTGAGCAACTGTTTGACGTTGACTTGCAAGGCAACGATCTCAACGTCTGGACTTACGAAACCGCTCGTAAGTGCATCAGATATGGTCACGTTGGTGTGTTGGTTGATGCACCCAAGGCTGGCGATAATGGCCGCCCATACTGGAGTCAATATGCGCCGCCGGACATACTCGGCTGGCGCAGTGAAATTGCCAACGGCAAGCAGCAGCTGACGATGGTCAGGCTGATGGAAAAAATCACCGTCCCTGATGGCCTCTACGGCGAAAAGCAGGTTGAGCAGGTGCGAGTGCTTACCCCTGGCGCGTTTGAAATCCATCAAAAGGATGACAAGGGTGAATTCCGCTTGGTGGATGAAGGCACAACCAGCCTGAGCGAGATCCCGTTTTCGGTGGCCTATTCAAACCGCGTCGGTGTCCTTGAGTCGCGGCCACCACTGGCTGACATTGCAGAGCTAAACCTGAAGGCGTATCAAGTGCAGTCTGATCTGGACAATCAGCTGCATATCTCGGCAGTTCCGATGCTCGCGATTTTTGGTTTCCCGCAATCGG